ATGGCATCGGCCAAACCAACATCGCGGCTATCGCTTCCAGCAACTCAATGTCCTACGGCGCATTGGGCACGCTCCAATCCGCAACATCTTGGGCTATCGCTTGGGGTGCGCATCGCACCGCCTCCAATGTCAATACCGCGCCCACTGGAATGTCCACGATCACCAACGGCAGCGTGGGCACCGGCCCGATGCTTTCGGTGTTCGATACCAACGGAAATATATCATCGTGGTCTTCCCAAAGCGTCACCGTGAACGCCACCAGCGGGCGCGGATCGGGCGTTTTGGAATTGCTGGCCAGCCCGCGCGTGTCGGTGGATGTGAATGGCGCGGGCGCGGAAAGCGGTGCCACGCCAGTCACGCAGTTGAACCTCACCCTGAATGTCGGGGCTTTCAACGCGCCCAACATCATTTTGATTGCCGAAGTTATCTTTTATCAGGATGCCGGCCAGACCATCACAAGCGTGCAATGGGATGCCACCGGCACGCCTGCCAGCCTTACCCAAATTTCCAATACGCAGAATGGAAATCAGCGCGCGGAATTGTGGGCAATCCTGGCACCATCGGCGGGCAGCAAAACGCTTCGGGTGAACTTCAGCGCGAACACCACATATTGCGGCGTGAATGGCACGGCGTTTTTCAATGCCGATCAATCTTCGTTGGCCACCACCCTTTATGGGGTGGCGACGGCTAACAATGCCAGCAGTTCAACCGTTAGTCAGACTACCGGCACAATCGCCACCGGTGATGCGGCGATCCAAAGCTTGGGCGCTAGCACGCACCGCAGCACCAATAACCAAACGCTGTTGGTTGATCTGCCCACATCGGGTTTGGTGGCGCAATGGGCGCAAGGTGCCGGCGCTGCCATCACGATGACCACCACACTGATATCGGCCGGTCAATGGGCCAGCATCGTGGCCGGCATCCTTCGCACCGGGGGCGGCGGCACCACCTACAACGTCAGCATCAGCGAAAGCGGATCGGCGGCCGACACGGTGAGCAATAGCGCCACGGTGATTGGCGCGATCCTTGAAGCGGCCAGCGCGGCCGATAGCCCAAGCGAAATCGCCACGCTGCTGGCGGCCATCGCGGAAGTGGGCACGGCGGCCGATGTGCAAACGGTCCAAGGCATTTACAACACGGCCGTTGCTGAAGCAGCCAGCGCGGCTGATGCGGTCAATGGTGGGGCGTTGTTCAGCGCGTCGGTGAGCGAAGCCGGCGCGGCGGCCGACACCACCAGCAGCGTGGCTACTCTGCCGGCAGCGATCACCGAAGCCGGCGCGGCCGTGGATACGGTCAGCAGCAAAGCCACCCAGGGCGTGACGGTGAGCGAAGCCGGCAGCGCGGTGGACAGCCCAAGTGAGACAGCAATCCTTGCGGCCGCGATCACCGAAGCTGGCAGCGCGGCCGATACCACCAACAGCACCGGCATCAAATCGGCAACGGTGAGCGAAGCGGCCAGCGCGGCCGACACCACCAGCAGCACAGCTATCCTTGCGGCGGCCGTCACTGAGGCGGCCAATGCGCAGGATTCGGAAACGGCCAGCGCACCATCTGACCTAATCATCGTGGAAACGATGAACGCGCAAGACACCGTGTCGGCCCAGGTGGTCTATCGCCCATCGGTGAGCGAAGCGGCCAACGCGCAAGACACCACCAACGCCGGCACGATCATTGCGGCGGTGATCGCGGAAGCCGGCAGCGCGGCCGATGTGGTCAGCGCATTGGCCAGCTATGCCGCGATCCTTGCGGAATTTGCTGCGGCGCTGGATACCGTGTCTGGCGCACTGGCCTACAACGCGGCGGTGGTGGAAGCGGCCAACGCGCAAGACACCGTTAGCAGCACCGAAGGCCCGGTGATCCCGCCGCTATTCAACATTTTGACAGGCCCGACGCGCACGCGCATATTGACCGGGCCGGCGCGGGTGCGGGCATTGACCGGGCCGGCGCGGGTGCGCACGCTTTCAAGGGGCTAGATGTGACACAGGCGCTAGGGGATTTCACATATCAGAACAGCGGTGAAGATGAACCTTTCGGGTTCGATTTCACCACCAGCTTGCCGGCCGGCGTCACCATCACCAGCATTGACAGTATCACCGCCATTGATGTGCTGGGTGTGGACCCCGCGCCCAACAACCGCATAGGCACGCAAACCTTGGTGGGCAATCTGGTGGGCTTCATGTTCGGGCCGCCTATCGTTGGCGCGAAGTATGCCATCAGCGCCTTGGTGAATTGCTCCAACAGCGCGAAGGTCTTGCTGTGGGCTTTCTTGGACACGGAACAAATCGGATGCTAAAAAACTGGCTTCGCAAAAAGCTTCGCACTTGGCTTGGTGTGGCCGATCCGGTGGTAGAACCGTTGGACAACCGCGCCAGCTTCATGGGCGATATGAACGCCCGCCACCCGAATGAAGGGCTTGAAGCCTGGGTGGATCGGCTGCGCCCCCGCGTGATGCCGCGCACCATAGAGCATGTGAAATTTGCCCAGCCGATCTATGCCCAGGATGGCGCGATCAAATTTGCGGAAGACGCGGGCGGCTTCAGCGGTGACGGCTTCAACAAATCCATTTTCGCGTTCGGCGGCAACGTGGTGCCGGAAGCGCAGCTTTCGTGGTACGCGGCGCAAAGTTTCATCGGCTATCAGATGTGCGCCATCCTGATGCAACATTGGTTCATCAGCAAAGCGTGCTGGATGCCGGCGCGGGACGCCGTGCGCAACGGCTGGGAATTGACGGTGAGCGACGGCCAAAAGCTGACACCGGAAATGCTCAAGGAATACACCCGCATTGATAAAGCCTACCGGGTGGAACAGGAATGCACCAACTTCCTTGCCAATATGCGCGGCTTCGGCGTGCGCGTGCTGTTGTTCGAAGTGGCAAGCAGTGACCCCGACTATTACACCAAACCCTTCAATCCCGACGGCGTCACGCCGGGCAGCTATAAGGGCATTTCTCAGGTGGACCCCTATTGGATCACGCCCGAATTGGATTGGAAGGCCGCAGCCGATCCGGCCAGCCGGCATTTCTATGAGCCTACATTCTGGCGCATCAATGGTGTGCGGTATCACCGATCCCACCTAATCGTGCGCCGCTATCAGGAAGTGCCTGACGTTCTGAAGCCCACCTATTTTTTCGGTGGCATTCCGCTGCCGCAACTGCTTTATGAACGCGCCTATGCGGCAGACCGCACCGCGAATGAAGCACCGCAATTGGCGCTCACCAAGCGCAGCGTGGTGGTCAAGATGGATATGGATGCTGCCGTCGCGGACCCGGTGAAATTCCGGCAGAAGATGGATTGGTGGTCAGCCACCCGCGACAATTACGGCGTTAAAGCCATCGGGCTGGCGGATGAATTGAACCAATATGACACTACACTAACTGATGTGGATACGGTCATAATGACCCAATTCCAGATCGCTTGCTCTATCGTGAATGTGCCGGCCACGAAAATGCTGGGCGTGCAGCCTAAAGGCTTCAATGCCACGGGTGAGTATGAGGAAGCGAACTACCATGAAGACTTGGAGAGTATGCAGGCCCATGATGTGATGCCCATCTTGGAGCGTCACTATCTGCTGTCCACGCTGTCTTTCATCAAGCCGAAGTTTCAGCAGGCACCCCAGGTGATCCCGAAGTTCAACGATCTGGATGCGGAAACGGCGGCCGAAAAGGCGAAGCGTCGGCTTGATGAATCCCAGGCCGATAAGAATTGGAGCGACACAGGCGCGGTGGATGGCACCGATATTCGGGAACGCCTCATCAAGTCTAAAGATTTGGGATGGGACGGCCTCACGCCCGATATGCCGGAAGGCCCCACACCTAAATCCGTGGTGCAGCCCGGTGCGCAGATCGCCGCGCCGAATACCGCGCCGGGCGCGACACCGCAGCCCGCGCCGGCACCACCGGCCGCAAACGATCCGCGCCCACCGGCTGTGGGCAACCAATAGAGGCAACCATGACCAACAATATCAAATTCCAATCCATGAATTCCCCAGCGCGGGTGGAAACCTGGGACAACGGCACCAAGTCGGATTCCCGCATTGTGCTGGTGGAAGATGCCGGCAGTTTTGTCTGCTATGCCACCATATCGCGGGAAATCCGTATCATTGACTTGCTGCCCGATCACCGCGAAGTGCTCGCGGAAATCGAAAGCCGCAAGCCTAAGGCGGATGATGGCGCGGCGTAAAGCAAAGCGGCAGGATGTGACGCGCGGCACGCGGCTGGCTTTGCCGGCTGGCGTTGCCGCGCGGTACGCCGCGAAGCTGCAATGGCTGGCCGATCAAATGACCAGCACCACTCAGCGCGAACTAACTGCGCTGTTCAAGCATCCCGATTTTGAAGCGTACTTCGCCACGCACGCCGCGATGGCCAGCATTGATGGTGCGGTGGGCATGGACGCAATGTCGCCCGCGTCCCAGGCCCGCATCTTATCCAACAAACTCAAAGCGCAGTTTGAAGACCTATTCCGCGAGCACGCGAAGCCTGATGCCGAACAGATGGTGGATGAAGCCGACACCGCGAGCAAAGCCAGCACCGGCCGCAGCCTGACTAAATTATCAAAGGGCCTCACCTTCAACTTCAGCGTTGAACCGCTGGTGATGAAAGAGTTCAAGAAAGCTGTCGTGGCCGAAAATGTGCGCCTGATAAAATCTATCCCGGCCGATTACTTCAACAAGGTGCAAGGTGCGGTGCTGCGGTCCATCACCAACGGGCGCGGGCTGGCCGATCTGGTGCCATTCTTTGAAGACGCGCCGGGTGAGCAATCGCGCCGATCCAAAAACATTGCGCACGATCAAACACACAAAGCCTATAACGGATTGAATAAGGTTCGGATGCAACAGGCCGGCGTGCAGCAATTCGAATGGGTGCATTCCGGTGGTGGGCTTCATCCCCGCGAGCATCACCTAGACCGCTGGCCGGATGGCCTGAACGGGGGGATATTTTCTTTTGCCAAGCTTCCCATTATAGATGAAGCGACGGGGGAACGGGGCATCCCCGGTCAGGCGATCAATTGCCGTTGCACCATGGTCCCCGTGATGAAGTTCAGCGCCGATGACAGCCCGTAAATATGATGCAAATGGGTGGTATGAAATCCCGCGCAACCCCATCAGCAAGGCGGGCGTTTTTCCCTACACCAAAAAATCAATTGAGTACCCAGGCTGGCAAGAAGACCCGCAAGGGATAGTCAATGTTTATCGGCCTGAAACGGCGCTTTCCGATCCTGAGACTATCGAATCTTTCCGCCTCATTCCGTGGGTTGATGACCACACGATGCTTGGCGATCCCGATGAAGGCACCGGCCTAACACCGCCCGAACAAAAAGGCGTGCACGGCACCACGGGCGAACGGATTGAATACGATCCTAGCGACAGAACGCTTTATGCAAATCTAAAGCTGTGGTCACGCTCACTGGCCGACGCAATTGAAGCCGGGAAAAAAGAACTTTCCATGGGCTTCCGTTGCATGTATGAATATGTCAACGGGGTTTTTGAGGGGCAACCGTATCAGGCAATTCAAACTCACATGCGCGGCAATCATTCGGCCACAGTAAGTGCCGGAAGGATGGGACCGGGCGTAGCGGTTTTGGATCATCTGACATTTGCCTTGGATGCGTCAGAATTGAGGGAAATCAAAATGCCGAAACCTTCCATGCGTTCCACCATCGCAAAGAAGCTGGGTTTGAAAGATGGCGCGGCGTTCGATGCGCTGTTGGCCGATCCCACCAAGCTGAAAGCTGCACTGGATGCGGAAGACCCCGCAGAAGGTGAAGGCGAAGGCGACGGCGGAAGCGTGACGCTGGAAGAAGCGGCG